TATAAGCGGAGCATTTAACTAATGCAGATCATTCCGTTGCAGCCTGTACCGTCGCAGACTCTGGCTATCGTGCTAAATAATCAAGACTGCGAAATCAGCGTTTACCAAAAATCAACCGGCCTTTACTTTGGCCTGCTATCCAATGGCGAGGTTATAGTTACCACTCGATTTTGTGCAAACGGCGTCCCGATTGTGCGCCGCCCTGATTCTGGATTTGTCGGTGATTTTATGTTTGTGGATGTTGAAGGCCAGAATCAAAACCCTGATTATTTAGGGCTGGGCGAATCGTTTGTGATGGTGTACCTATGACGACATCATTTCAAAACAAAAAACAGCTACGCTTTGTCGTGACGCTGGCGGAAGGCGTATTCAGCGACAAAAACAATCAAGTGGTTTTAGATGGATTCCGAGCGATTGTTGAAGTTCAAAAAGCTGGCGGCCAAATGATGAGTACGTCAACCGTCCGCATTTATGGTCTGGCGCAAGAGTTGATGAACCAACTGACGACACTGGCATTCAAGGCGATGTCATACATCAAAAACACCATTGACGTGATCGTGTTGGACGGCGACCAGCAAACGTTGATTTTCCGTGGCCAGATTATTAACGCATGGGGCGACTACTCCGGTATGCCGGACGTGTGCCTATATATCGAGACGCAGACCGGCTATTTTCAGCAGCTAGAGTTAGGCGATCCGCTGGTCTACAAGGGCACAGCAAATGTCTCTGACCTGATGCTGGCACTGGCCAAAAAACTAGGCGTGCCTTTGGAAAGCAACGGCGTTACCGCCAAAATTACAAACCCCAACTATGGGGGATCGACTATAGATCAGATTCGCAATTTGGCAGCAGACACCAAGACCGATTTTTACCTTGACGACACCGTACTGGCTATTTGCCCCAAAGGGCTGACTCGCAAACGGACGGCACGAGTGCCATTGATTACCAGTCAGTCGGGGCTGATCGGCTACCCAACATTCGACAAAGTGGGCATCACGTTTAACACGCTGTTCAACCCGTCCATATTATTCGGGAGTCAAATCATTATGGAATCGGACATTCCGCAGGCTAACGGGCTGTGGCAGGTGTGCAGCATGGTTCACAAACTGGAATCTGAAAAGCCGGGCGGCGCATGGTTTACGACCGTGCGTTGTACTGGCAATGGGTTAGTGCCGTTATGATCAACGCAGTATTTGGCAATCAGGGCAGGCAGACAAACGCCAGCGACTACAATGCCATCCGGTTTGCGATTGAGCAGTTGCTAGTCCAGAAACACACGATGACTATCGTTAAAGTGCTGTCATGTACGGGCGAGGATTTACCGGATAGCATCGGCACAGTTGATGTCATGCCGATGATTACGCAAGTCAATGGCAGTGGGCAGGCCGTACCACATGGCGAATTATTCCAGTTGCCGTATGTGCGGGTTCAGGGCGGGACAAACGGTATTGTTATCGACCCAAAAAAAGACGACATCGGGCTGGCTATATTTGCCGAGCGCGACATCACAAAAGTAGTCAACACCAAACAAGTATCGCCGCCGGATTCCCGCCGCATGATGTCTATGTCTGACGGGGTGTATCTGGGCGGCATACTCAACGGCGAGCTGTCACAATACATCCGGTTCGCCGCCGCTGGGCTGGAAATTGCCACCCCGATGTTGACTGTACTGGCCAGCATGACGGTAAACGGCAATATGCAGGTATCATCCGGCGCTACCGGAGGCTTTACAACGCCGACAGGTAGCGTTGTGACAGTTGTCAATGGTATAGTTACTAATATAACGTGAGGCTAGCGCATGGCTATTGTAAACACCGATTATTACGACAACATCGTCGCGCAAATTGAGGCCATCCCTGATTGCGTCACACTGCAAGCGCAAGCCGACAAAATCATCGCATCCCTGCAAGAGCAGTTGCAGGCGGCACAAGACCAACTCGCCAAAGTTCAACCCGTACTCAGCTTGCTAGACCCGCCAACATCGCCCGACGATGTAATCGACTGGATTAACGGCCTGATCGAGTCTGTCATCAAGCCGCTAGCAGCTCCTGCCGTTACCTATCAATTGCAAATTGTCGAAATGGTTATCGGTATCGCCCGAATTGTTAATGCATTGCAAAACAAAGCCGACAGCATTACTAATTGCGAGATAAATATCCTATGAGTACGCTGTTGCTAGACCAAACATATTGGGATTTATGCGTAGATGCGTCTGGCAACATCGCCGTCGCTACAGAGCCGTATTCCCCGGCACAGGATGTCGCGTCGGCGTGTCGTTTGTTTTTGGGTGAGTTGTGGTACGATGCCAGCAAGGGCATACCGTATTTTGATGATATTCTTGGGCAACTGCCGACCGAAGCCACGCTGAAACAGTATTTGATCAATGCGGCGCTTGGCGTGCCGGGCGTGGCGTCTGCTGATGTAGTGATTGGGTCATTCGATAACCGGACAATTACCGGGCAAATTCAGTTTGTAGATGATTTTGGGGGTAGTTATAGTGTCGGGTTCTAGCAGCGTTCCGCAGATTCAATTTACCGATACCGGCCTTGTGCTGCCTGCCGAGGCCGACATTCTGGCGGGTGTGATTGCCGACACCAATGCCGCGTTTGGCAATCAATTATCTGTTGCACTGGACACGCCGCAGGGGCAGTTGTCATCTTCATGGTCAGCGATCATTGCTGATAATAATGATACATTTGCCCAATACGTCGCACTGGTTGACCCGGCAACATCATCCGGCGTCATGCAAGATGCTATCGGCCAAATCTATTTTATGACTCGCAATCCTGCCGAACCGACATCGGTTAGCGTGCTGTGTCGTGGTGCGTCTGGGACTATTATCCCTGCCAACACGCAAATTACCGACATTGACGGCAATCTGTATTATGCCGTTGACGGTGGGACAATCGGTATTGACGGTACAGTCACTTTAGCGTTTGCTAACATCCAGAATGGCCCGATTCCATGCGCGATTGATAGCGTTAAAATCTATCAGGCTGTCACCGGCTGGGATAGCGTAGAAAATCCGGCGGCTGGGACGTTAGGCCGCGATGTAGAGTCGCCGCAGGAATTTGAATACCGACGCCAGTTGAGCGTGATGAAAAACGGCAACGGTTCGTTGGGTGTGGTTTATGGCACAGTGTTTGCCGTCGCTAACGTGCTCGATGTTCTGGTTGTGCAAAACACGCGGAACACAACACTGAATTACGGCGCGACAAATTACCCGCTTACACCGCATAGCCTTTATGTTGCCGTTGTTGGTGGCGATAACGACGACATCGCACGCGCTATTTTCCAATCATCGTCCGGCACAGGCGCGGATATGAACGGCAATACAACCGTCACCGTCGCCGATACGTCATACAGCATCCCGCAACCGGAATATGACATCACATTCAACCGACCGACAGATACTAATCTAAAAGTCACCGTGCAAATCAGGAACAGCCCGTTGTTGCCGTCCGGCATCATTGCGTCGGTCAAGGCCGCTGTTATTGAATCATTTAACGGCGCAAATGGGGCACAACGGGCGCGAATAGGCGGCACGGTATTGGCCAGCCAGTTTTACGCGGGCATCGCCGCTATCAGTCCGAATGTGTTAATTCTGTCGGTGCTGGTGGCAAAGGGAGCGGGCGCAGTGATTAACAACTCAGTAGCTTTTGGTATTGATGAGAACCCAACTCTTGACGCATCAAACATTCTGGTGTCGCTGGTATGAGAGATTATCCGCAGACGATTATTAGCCAGTACGCTAATTCGCCAACTATCCTACAGATGATTGATAACGCAAATCAGTGGATAGACCCGTCTGCCAATTTTGAAACGTTCTACGAAACCATCTGGAATATCAACACCGCTGGAACGTTTGGCCTTGGCTTGTGGGGGCGCATACTTGGCGTTAGCCGCCGGTTTTTTGTCATCCAATCGGGCGAGTATTTTGGTTTTAGCGGTAATGACCCGGACTATCAACCGTTTAATCAGGCTCCATTTTATAATGGTAGCAGCGATGCCGACGCTATTGATTTAGACAACGATACATATCGAAATGTGTTGTTGACCAAGGCGCTGATCAACATCTCGCCCACTACCATTCCGTCGCTCAATGCCATCGTCAGTAAACTGTTTACCGGGCGCGGAAAATGCTATGTCGCTGACATTAGCGGGATGTCTTTTAGCTATACGTTTGAGTTTGTATTAACGGCACTAGATCGTGCTATTATCAATCAATTATTGCCGTTCCCCGTTGGGGTTAACGTGTCGATTGTCGAGGTTTAAATGCTGCTATCCGAACAGCCAGATAAAATACCGCTCGCATTTGCTGAGAATGGCGAAAAAGACGTTATCCCGGAAGGTTCAAGCCCTTTTGACGGTCGGGCATCGCTCAATGACGGATTCCCGCCGGAAACACGGCAGGCGCTGATTGATGGTGGTATCCCGCCGAGCGGCCTGGATATGAACGGCATTCTCTGGCTGGCAACGGCAATCAATCGCTGGCAATCAGCCGGTGGTTTTTTTGTCTACGATAATGACTTTGCAACAGACACAAATGTTGACGGTTATCCCAAAAGTGCGATGTTGGTACGGGCAGATGGTACCGGATTCTGGGTCAGCACTGCCGACAACAATACAACCGACCCGGACGCGGGCGGCGCAGGCTGGCAGCCGGTAAACAATATCGGCATACACTCTGTCAGCATGACCGTCAGTGATGTCACTCTGACGGCGGCGCAGTCGGCTAAAGACCTGATTGTCATTAGCGGCACATTGTCGGCAAACGTCAATCTGATTTTTCCGACAACCGTTAAATCGTGGATTGTCACCAACAACACGACCGGCGCTTACACAATTACATGCAAGACAGCATCGGGCACTGGCGGTGTGATTACGCAGGGCGCGAGCCGTATATTTTATGGCGACGGCACGAACCTTTACGGCGTTAGTCCGCTGGCCAGCAGTCAAGCACAGGTTGATGCTGGGACAGATACGGCCACTTTCCTGACCCCCAAAACATTTAAAGACTCATCGTTGCGAGCCGTCAAAGCTGATCAAACTGCCGTCAACACCGGAACAAATGACACAGACTTTTTGACGCCGAAAACGTTTAAGGATTCATCGTTGCGAGCCGTCAAAGCTTCGCAGGCGGAGGTTGACGCCGGATCGGATGACACAAAATTTGTGACGGCAAATACGCTGGCAAACGATACAAAATGGGGAACTAAGGCCGACTTAGTCGGAAACTCTACTGTTCAGTTTTTTGTGGATTATGCGACCGACCCCGAACACGCAACACCGTTATATCAAGTGCAAGAGGGCGCGATTAGCGCAGGCGGTATTATCCGCTCGGTATATGCCGAATCAACAGGCATCGCAGTATCTAGCAGCGGATATACTGATGTCATATCGTCGTCAATATCCGTCACGGCAGGTCAGAGCATCCTGTTGCGAATCACTGCAAAAATACCGTTTACGTGTAATGATGATAATTCCCCAGGAGCAGTCTTTATTTTGACAAACGTCACCAATGGCACGGATATAGACGCTAGTTATCACTGGGACAGAGATATGGCAAACAGCGGCATGTCTGGTATATCTGTATTGAGGCGCGAGATTGCTGTTACGCCATCCGGATCAACAATGCAATTCAAGGTCAAAGGCATTGTGATCAACTCCACGGCAGGCACGGCAGGCCCGGTAATATCCGGCGTGGCTTCCTATAGTTCGTTGCTGATTGAAGTTATCAAGGTGTAATCATGGCCGACCCTAAATTTTTGCGTGTCGCACGTGGTTTTGATGGATGGTCGCCGCGCCTAGCTGTTGTCGTTGACGGCAATCGTGAGGTAATCGAGGTTGTCGGATGGTCGGGCGGCACTGGCAATCCGCCAGCATCGGGCGTTTATCTGGGCAGCACTGGCTATGTGACAAACATTGCAGACGCTGTTAACGTGCGCGGTAGCGGTAGTTGGACACTCAACAATCAGACAGGAACATCATATACTGTTACATCGGACGATGTTACAGAGTCTGGTTTGGTACTTTTGACATGTACAAACGCCAGCGCAATCACTGTTAATATTGATTCGCCTGCTGAATTGGGAGTGCCAACTGGCGAGGTTTGGGGTTTGACAATCTGCCAAGGCGGCGCAGGGGCTATTACCGTTACAGCTACAGGCGATGCGGTTTTAGTCGGGACGGCTGTTTTTACAACGCAAAACGAGGCCAAAACCTTGCTTGCGATTAGCGATACCACATGGCGATTACTGGGGGCGCAATGATACCTATTGGCGTATTGTGTCAGGGTGGATTGCCAGATTATTGGACGGAACCTGTTGCAAGTCCAGTCTATTGGGACATAAACGATAACGGGCGCAGTTATCAGCCGCTCAACGCCAGCAACAAAGTCGCAACCTATATTGGCCGACCAAAATCATCAGGCAAATGGTTTTTTGCGTTTAATGCTGTCAACTCGCCAAATACGAATCCACCAGCCGTAGGCGTTTGCCGACAATCCGTAATTAACACGGCAAACAGAGGCACGACTATCTGTACAACGGGTGAATGGGCATTAGCCATGTACAGCGGCAACGTGAAATATTTTAGGCAGTCTAGCTCGGTATACCAGCCATCGCCATCGTGGTATTTATCTACAGCAGTTACTATGGCGGGAATTGGCGGCGACTTGGGCGGCATTGGTTATGATGCCGCCACAGGCATAATCTCATGTTGGAAATTCGATCAATACGGAACGGGTACATGGGTGCAAAAGACGGATATGGCGACAACTACGCCGGGCGATACATTAGTGCCATTTGCTGTAGCATCCATTACCGTCGGATCATATGTCACATATAGACCGGACACCACGCCGCCAGCCGGGTTTTTGATATGGTAAACAATTCAGCCTGCCATGCAGTTATGGCATTGAGTACACAAGGGGCAAAAAATGACGGTAAATGTCAGTACATACGTTTTAAGGGATTCGGCAGGGGCTATTATCCCGTTGCAAGTTTATGATGCAAATACCGGCGAATGCACGCCAGTTGATGCCTCTCACCCGATTCCAATCGCATACTCAACAGCGACATTAACCAGCCGATCAGGGACGATTACACTGGGCGGTACGGCGCAATCGTTTATGGCGGCCAATACATCGCGTAAAGGTTGGTTTTTAGAAAACCTCAGCTCAGGCGACTTGTGGGTTAATCGTTTTGGTGGCACAGCCTCAGCGGATCAGCCATCACTGCGAATCCCGCCGGGGTTTGTTTATGAAACCCCGGCGGGAGGATCTGGAGGAAATGCTCTGTCGATCTACGGCGCAACAACCGGCCAGGCATTTACAGCAGGGGAGTGGTAATCATGCCCATGTATAGCACAGGCATACCGTCCTATACCCTCGCTCAACTCATGGCGTCAGCCGGTTCACTCAATACACTGGTTATTGCGTCCGATGTTGGGCCGTCGCCGGGCACCCTGTTTTCCTATAGCCTTGCACTGTCAAAATGGCGGCCTGCCGTTCCGACCGTTGCGCTGTTTTCTAGCCTGGTCGGGTTTATCAACATCGGCGGCTCCGGCGCAACATACAGCCAGACAGGCAACACCGTCACCGTAACATGGACAGCTCACGGACTGACGGCTGACAAAAACGGCAGCTACGTCTACCTGACGCAATCAACAGGCACTTTTGTCACCGAGATGTGCTCCGGATTCACGTACGTCGACGCCAACACGTTCACATGCACCAGCGCCACCAGCCGCACAACATCCGGCAACCTTGGCACAAACACGGCGGAAACGTTCGGCCCGACTACCTATCAAGTGCCGTCTGGCCTCGTTCTGGCTAAAGATTCGCTCGCACTGGCCATGAAACATCAAGCCAAGTCATCCGCGAATAACAAAACACTGAAATATTACTATACTGATCTGGCTATTAGCTCCTCCGGTACGTCTATCACAACCGGCGGAACCATGAACTATGTAGGCGCTGGCGGTCAAAACTTTGTCACTGACACGACATTCGAGACAACAGGATTAAACACAACGCCTGCCACTGATACCAACCGGACATACAAAGTCAGCTCTACGCTGGCCAATGCTTCGGACTGGCATTTTGTGTGCCTGAATATCGTGTCGATTACACCGAGGGCAGGTCTGTAATGAGCATTTATCGTTTTGCATGGCCGTCTGAAAGCGGCGAATTTGAACTGATGGTTAATAGCCTGCGTGACGGAAAAACCGAATATGCACAAGTAAATCATTTTGATGTCATTCCGCCTGAAATTGTATTGATGACCGGCAGCGACATGCCTGATCGTGACGCGCCTGCATCTGTTTATCTGGGGCAGCTCCAGCAGGCGCTTGATCAGCTTGGCTATCGTGCCGATTTTGATGCAGCACTTGCGTCGGCATCGGCTGGCGTTCAGGCCTGGGTAAACTCCGGCGGCGAACTGCTGGTCAACAGTGTCAATTTCTCTGGGCTGATTCCTGTCGACCGGCGAGACGCAGTGTTCCGGCTGGCGGCGCAGTTATGAACAGCTACGCAACCGCCGAACGAGTCAACGCCCAAGTCAATGCGTCCGTCACCTATCGCGAGGACGCGGCGCAGTACGACATGCCTGAGTATTGGGAGCCTGCTGTCAAATTCGGCGATTGTGAGGACTATGCGCTGGCCAAACGTGGAGCACTGTTGGCGCTAGGCTGGCCGCTGGATGACATGGCACTGGCCTGCTGCTGGACTGAGACGGGCGAGTATCATTGCGTGCTGGCCGTCAACACGGATAGAGGATGGTTTATTCTCGACAACCGCCACCAGTCGCCCATGATTCCGCATGATCTGGGCTATCGGTGGGATAAGGCATTGAGAGGTGGTCAATGGGTCGAATTATCGTTTTGAGCATACTGCTGGCCGGGTGCGCCGTGCAGTCGCATGACGTTCCGGTGTTTGGCAGGAAAGCCACGACGCCTGTCGGGTGGTTCGGCTATTGCGCCAGGCATCCGACAGACATCGACTGCAAACGTTAAGTGCCTGGTCGTTTTTCCAGTGATTCGCCGGTGTTCAGGATGATGTTCATGCTCTACACTCCTGAATCATTTTTTCGATAGTATCGCGTAGTAGCGGCCATTCCTCCGGATTAATCCGGATCGCACTGTTATCAGATGACCACTCGCTGACCTTCAAAAACTCTCCAGCGCCTTCATCGCAAATTTCAATTTCAAAGACGCCTTCATCGAAAATTGGCTTTCCATGCGGGACGATCGCAACAGATAAAGTCCTGATCTCGCATTCAGCCATTGCCCACCTCCTGCATCAACACATCAATCGTTTCCCTCAGCTTGCCAACCGGCTCTTGACTCCGCAACCGCTCCAGCTCCGACTCCGCCGCCTCAAGCCGGGCGATCAGGGCGAGGATGGTTTCGGGGCTTGCGGAGGCGATGTAGGTGGCGTTTTGCTCGTTCTTTTTCAGTCCTAAACTGCTATCATTCCCCCAGAAGTCGGCAATTGCATACCCGTCAGCCGTCATTAAGTGCGGGCCGCCTTCGTCTATGCTATGCTCATCATTGATAACCCAAAGCCCCGGCGTCGCAGCCTCAGCCAACTTCTTCAGTTCGTCAAATTCGCTCATAAAAACCTCAGTATTTGGCCTCATAACGGATTATGAGGACATTTGGTGTATAACTATGAGTTAGACACACTACATTGGTTGTTGTGGTAACGGCATCCAGTGTGTAGGTATCTGCCATTCTTCTACGCCAACCCAAACCTTGCTATGTGTCGTTGACTTCCATACGTTAGTTAATCTTTGCCCATATTCGCTGGTATGTTTGCTTGTAACCCAAACATCAACACATTGGTCAACTGGTATCGTTTCAATCGGCTGCCAGTTCGTTTTAGTTGTTTCAGTATTCATCGCTATTCCAGTGTCTAACTCTGCATTAAGTGCGACAAGCACCCAGTCGCTTATGCAGGTCTATTATCGTTGTGGGCTTGCGCCTGTTAATGCGGTAGTTAGATGCTGCTATGTTGGGCAGACAATATAGCCGCCACGAGAAGCCATCCAAAAATGGTTGCACATATTCAACCCACATTTTTTGCAATATCGCTCCTCGTGAGTTTCCCCCCACATATCAACAGGAAGGGGGATTAACAATTTTTTCTCTATCATGTTTGCCGCAGCTAATGCAGCCTCGCACAACAGAGCAACATCCGCGTTTAATCGCGTGCAACGATTGGCCGCTTTTCTTAATCGCTCAATCATCAACGCTTCTAACTCGCGGTTCAAGTCAGATGCTAACCCAGCCTCTAACTGTTCATTTTTCTCTGTCATTTCATCACCTCGTTAATTCAATAGCAGTGGGGTTAGCACTGCTTAACCTAATAGTTAGGTTCTTGTTGCAAGCGCATCAACTCTGTCTTGGTGCTGTCTTTTAAGTTGCATTTTTTGACCATTCAACAATGCAATAGCTTTAGCCAACGCCGTAACATCCGAATAGTTTTCATGTTCATCCATATTTATTTTTTGTGTTAGGTCGCTTAAAACTACAGAAAGCCCGCACAAAACATAGTCAATTTCACCAATAGTTAATTGACGTTCCCAAGCCAAAGATTCTTCCGTGGCTTCAATTTTGCCTTTATGAAATCCTAAGCCAAACTGCGCTTTACTCATACATCACCTCGTGTTAAAAAATCTCACTATCCACTACAAACCCAACTCTTGCATCAACAGCGACAAGTACCCAATCGCTTACGATGCAAAAACAACAATTGTTGTGGGTACTTGCGCGTTATGCACATAGTTATGAGGACATTTGGTGCATAACTACGAGTTAGGCACTTGCACGCATCTTATCAAGGCACGCATTAAGCCTTTCAATCAAACACTCAACATTCTCAATCGTAAGTGGTATTTCAATCGTTGCTTCTTTATAGTTTGCACCAGCATATTCTTGGTACTCATACTTCGCTACAATCACCGCATTTTTGCCTTGTACGGTTACTTGTGTGACTTTAGCCATCATCTCACCTCATTAAAGTTCTAAATTTTACGCGCCTAACTCTCATTGCAGTGTGACAAGTACCCAGCCAAAAACAGTGTCTTTGTTTGCATCTTTCGCCAAATTTGACGGAAAACGCTTACAATGTGGGTACTTGCACCTGAATTATGGTAGTTA